TCTGCTAGGTCAAAATCAATGTTTAATCCAATGAAAATTGACGGTGTGCCGTTAGTAAAGATTGACGGTCTAGCTCTTGTAAAATACTTTTTTACTCCACGAGCATCAAAGTAATTAAACGCTTGCAACGCATAAGCGTCAATGTCGCTTACATCATCAGCAAAGTTGTCATCCCACGCATGAGCGACAAATCCGTTGCCACCCCAATACGATTCATTATTAAAAATTACCCAACAATTAGCGTATTGACCCGTAAAATTGCACCATGCTTTTGTAATGTTATTCATTACATATTGCTGTTGTTGACCCTCAGCAATAGGCACATTGACCGTTAAAGCATTGCGTTGCGGATCAAAAGTAATGTCCCACCCAAAATTACCGCCATATTGTTGCGTTGCGGCATTAAATGCGCCTTGAATTTTGTCAGATAAGGCAATTCTTGGATCAAGCCTAGATGATTGCAAACTCGCCGCTAGTGGGTAAAGACCGTTATAAGTCAATATCAGTATGTCACCGCCGTACTTCATTAAACAACGCTTGCCAACGGGCTTACCAAGCCTCCAAACGCCTACTAGCGCCCACTTTGTAGCGTCTGATGGGTCAGTGCCACTCCAAACAATTACCTCGCCATTGGACGTTATAAACACCAAGTTATCGTCTACTCCATAACCTGCATCAAGCGTCCAAGTTCCCACAGCGACTAAGTACCCACCAAGTTGAGCAACCGAACTCATGTCAATTGCAGCAGCTGCGCCTGCAATGCTTAAAGTCGGCAGATACCATGCTTTAAGAGTCGAGGCTTGTGTAAACCACACTTGGTTTTTAAAGATAGTAATGTTGCTTAAAGTGCTTGCAGTCACGCCTGTAATAGTTGGATTTGTCCAAACCGAACCGTCATACAGTAATGGCGCATCAACGCCATTGACCGCCATAATGTAACCGCCAGCAGGAGTTGTGACGTTTATGTATTCCCACTTTGCGTTACTCAAACCCGTTTTGACAGCTGCGCCAACCGCACCGCCCGCCGTACAGTCATAAATTGATGTAACTGCAATCGCAAACAGTTTGTTAGTCGCACCGCTTGAGTACGACATAAGCGTTTGAACTTGACCTGTAATGCCTGTTGAGTATTTTGTGTAACCGCCACGCAATACCACATTGTTGACAGTCGGGAAGAAATTGGTCAACTGGACAGCATCAAGCGTATCCATGTTTGCAATCGAATCACGCACGTTCCAACCACCGATCGGGGATGGTAGCGACTGAACACGAGCTGCTGTGCCTTGAACAAGTCGGCTTGCCATGTTATACTTTCCCTTCATTTAACATGAGGGAATTATTATGGAACAATGGCGTGATGTTATTGGTTTTGAGGGTCTTTACCAAGTTTCTGATTTTGGCAATGTTAAAAACGCAAAAACCGGAATAATTAAAAAAATTCATTTGAACAAAAGATTGAATCGTCCACAAATTTGTTTGTCTAAGTTTGATAAGGTGACTACTTATTACCCGCACAAATTGGTTATGGAAGCGTTTGTAAATAAGCGACCAGAGGGAATGGAATGTTGCCATGAAGATGGTGATCCTTGGAATAATGCGTTGACTAATCTTCGATGGGATAGCAAAAAAAATAATAGCCAAGACAAGTTTAAACATGGCACGCAAAAAATGGGTGAAAAACACCCAATGTCGAAATTGACTGTTGAAAACGTTTTGGCAATTAGACAAGACAATCGTATTCATAGAGTTATTGCAATTGAATACGGGGTCAGTCAATCCGTCATTTCTGAGATTAAATCTAGAAAATCTTGGGCGCATGTTAGTTAACCCCAAACCCAGTATCGGGTATGTTATCATATCCGATCAAGACCGTGCCTGGGCGTGGCGCAAACGACAAGTTAGCTGCCGAAGTATCCTGCGCCCGAACAATCTCAAATTCCTCGATATAGTTGCGATACATCGCCGTAGTATCAAAGCCTTTAGCTTCAAAATACTTTAGCTTTGTAGCCAATACCATCAGCCGATCAGGATAAATACAGGTATCCGTGTCGGCAGTAAATGAATTCTTGACTACGCCAGTATCGGATTCTGCCCAACCTTTTGAGCGATATTCGTAACCCAAAAGCTCATTTGTGGAAACGCCAGGCCAAATTTGAAAGTATTTGCCAAGCAAGCGCCAACGAATCCGTGGGCCAGTCGAGATAAATCCTGATAACAACCATTCCCATTGCTGTGGGCTTTCTGGCCCGAGCATTTCCCAATGTTTGGATTTGTCCCAATGGGTGCGTGGCACAGTTGATTCGTAGTCTGATGGCAAGTCATATTTCACTTTTTCAAAAGTGATTGAAGTGCCAACATATGTCCCTGTGGAGGGTAGATTAACGGTAACTTGCGTTGCTGAATCAACAGATTCAATGTAACAGGCATTTGAAATGCCGTTGCCCACGACTTGATACGTTGTATCGAGTCCCGCAGTCGATGGGATGTTGGTAATCGTGTATGTGTTTTCAACCACATCGCCCGTTGTTACGGTAAAGACTGTGGTGAATGTGTGTTGTTTAGTTAATTCCCGCCAGTCATGTTTTCGCAAAAATTCATAACCAGCAGCGTTCATCAGAGCCAAGATTTGAATTACATCTTGGTTCGTATTCGATGCCACAGTAGTTGGCGTTGATACACCCAATTCATTGGTAACTTGGGTGACTAGCTGTAGCATCGTTGATGACATTTATTCCTCTTTTTTTGGCCTCCCAACCTTCTTTTCAGACAACTGAGACATCAAAGCCGCCATTTGCTCTTTTAATTCAGCAAGTTCTTGCTTCGTAGTTTCAATCTCATTTTGATTAGAAGATTGGTTTTTAACTTGTAAATACCGCCTTGCCTGCTCTCGCAAGCCCATCGCACCCATGCCAACCCTTTGCAATTGGTTATCGGTAGCTGTGGCAACTTGCTCAACGGTCTGGAACTTAAAGATTTGCAATTCTGCCATCTGCATATCGTTAAAGTTTTCAGGATCGTCTTTTACCCATTGACTTAAAGGCACACCAATAACTTCTGCGTTATTGTTTTGCATCTGAAAGTGCAACCATTGACGAGGAAAACGTCTTTTATGATCTTCCCGAACGGGTTGGTCAACAATGTTCGTCTTATCGCCTGGCACTATGATTCTAACAAACGGCTTTTCTTTATACGGTTCTTTGTCGTAAACGTAAAATTCAACGTGCAAATGGTTGTCTGCGCTGTGAATATCGCTGTCTAAGCCCAATTTATGCCCCTGTGATTGAAACCCATGTGGTTGCGGAAGTTGCTGCTAAAAGAATGGTTTTTGCTGTTGCAACGCTTACGCTTGCGGCAGCTGCGTTAATTGTACTGCCTGTGTCGTAAGGATAAACAGTAATTGTTTGACCCGAATCATTACGAATAATGACTTGTGCGCCAACTTCAGTCGGTGGCAATTTAACGCCAGTCGATGCTGCTGAAGTCGTAATCGTGTTGTTTACGGCTGAAAGCTGTAGCGCAGTTGCTGCCGTTGTGCCTAGAGCAACAAGTCCAACAGCGCCATCACCACAAATATTTGTAGCAGATAGTGGCGAGTTGCCTGAGCCTTGAATTCTTGATGGAAATGCCATGATAATCCTTTAAAGTTAATTACTTAATGCTTTAGCCATTTGATGTAAAAGCCCATCGCCACATACTTCAATCGTAACATCTTCAAAGCCTGCTACGACATTCTGAAAATCTGTCACCTGTTGTGCCATCCACGGCGCACACTTGTACGTCACATCGTTAATCATAGCGTCAATTACTCGTTCTGCGTCATTACTTTCTTGTTTATAAGCATGGTGTTTGCCATCTCTATAGCTTGAATCCATACCAAACAAGAAAATACGTTCAAAACCCTGTAACTTTGCCAATATTAAAGACAAGATGCCAACAGTTGTAAAGCCGCCCATCAAATGAACTGGTCTAGCCTTTTCATGCTCAAGCAATTCATAAACGCCAGGCGTATTGGCGTGAACCAACACAACTTTGTAACCCTCCAACGCATCGAATACTGCATCGTCGCATTGGCTAGTAATGTAAAACGTAGTCGATTGCTGTGGATTCTGAACAAACCTCACATTCTCTGGTCTAGCATCAAGCATCACCATTGCGTCAGGGATAATGCCTTGCCCGATCAAATGATCGTAAGAACCGTTCATTGCCCATACTTTTGCGCCGTTTTGGTGACGGATTTTTAACTGGTCAATCGTGTCAACCAGACTTGGCCCACCACCAACAAGACAGACGCTGCCTTGGGGTGACTTGTCAAAATCAAACCAAGGCAGCGACCTTTTTACGGATCGCTGCACATTGCCCAACAAAACGTCAGGCTCTGTGTTCCCAACTACATCAAGTACAGCTTCAATCATTTAGGTGATTTGCGACTGGAGATGTGGACGGTTAATGGTAACGGTAATCGTTGAAGTCGTAGAAGTAACGGTAGTCAAGTTTGCCGAACGAGCAGCAACAACTTGCAAACCAGCACTTGCCAAGACTTTGACACGACCAGCTGTAGCCGACAAGAACAGAGTGACGTTTGGTGCAACGGTCACGGCAGTTTTCTTGATGACTGCATTACCAGCAATTTGATACCAACCGTAAAGACCCGCTGTGCAAGCCGACATAGCGACTGCAACAGGTACGTCTTGCACGGCAGTGTTGACAACCAAAGTTGTTTGGTAAGTTGTAGCGTTGTAGCGCACAACAGAACCAACAACAGTTGATGCCACGCCTAGCAACAGGATGAATTCACCCTCGCCGTAGACTGGATCAAATGCACGAACGATGTTGCCCAACATTGCGGGTGGCGTAGGAATAGTCGTGCCGCCTGCGGTTGTAACACCAGAGTCCGTTTGGTCAATATTTAAAACCCCGACCCGAGGTTCGTCGAATGTATATGCCATGATGGTTTCCTTTAAGCGATCAGAACGCCGCAGAATTGCGGGCCTGAAGATGTGAGGTTCCCGGCAAAACCGATGAGCTTGACGATAGCGTCTTGGTTGACTGCTTGACGCTCGCCACCGATTGGCACGAAATTACGATCAGCGTGTGGACGGAACATCATGTACTTGGTGTTCAAGAACCACATATGATTGGCAGTTGCATCGTTACCGATACCACCGTCAAGAATCACATCTGATGCCATACCTGCGCCGTAGTATTTCAACGATGCAAAGCCTGCGCCAACTGACGAATTACCGCCATCAGAAATACGCTGAATAGACTGCAACGATTGCAAATACAGCTTGTAATAGTTGTTGTCGCAAACGATCAGATCAGGTTTGTCTGTTCCACGAATCAACTGAACAGCTAGAGAATCCATATATGCTTGGATGTTCGATGCCGAAACAGCAGAGCCGCCATCAGTTACGCCTGAAAACTTAGCCGAACGCCAGAACG